TAACAACATTATCAACATGGGTAGTTGTAAATAATGCAGGCACTGTAACATTGACATTTCCATCTGCTTCTTCATCAACTGGCACTGAATTTCATATTAAAACAATTACAAATAATGCTGTTATATCAGCATCAAGTAATATTGCACCATTAGCAGGAGGTTCGGCAAATACAGCCATTCTTTCTGCAACGGCTGGCAAATGGGCAACTATTGTAAGTGATGGCACTAACTGGGTAATAATGCAAGCAAACTAAAAAACAAAAACATGAAACAACTTATTTCAATTTTCCTCTTCCTTGTTCCTTGCCTTGCATGGGCACAGTACCCGAGCAATGGCAACCAAAAGATAACGCTTGGTGAACAAACGACTGCCGATGGGCTTATTTATAGAGGAGTGGCTTCAACTGATACAGTACGAAAGCCAAGTGTTGATACAATGGCTTATATGGTTCTTGATACCACGACAAATATAATGTGGCATTATAAAAAGGCAACGAGCAACGCATGGTTGCGTTTAAACCTTTTGCCGAGCGATACGGCTTCGATGTTGACACCTTATTACCGTAGTGGCAGAGCATTGGGCACACCTTCAAGCGGTGTTTTAACAAGTGCAACTGGGTTGCCATTGACAACGGGAGTAACGGGCACTTTGCCTGTTGCAAATGGGGGAACAAATGCCTCAACCTTTACGGCTGCAAATAGATTAATCTATTCAAACTCAGCCACTCAACTTACAAATTCATCTGATTTTACTATACAAAATACATCAGATAAATTTATTGAAGTAAAATCTTCAGAAGACAATAGAGTTGCATATTTTAAAGCTACAAATAACACTCCAAAATCTTTTGAATACGGTGTATGGGGAACAACAACTGCCACTTTTGGAGCAATAAGTGCAGATGATGGATATTTATTTTGAACAACAAATATGTCTTTTGTAACTCAAAATAATTCTGGTATTATAAAATTTGGTGTAGGTACAAGTGGTACTGAAAGAATGAGATTAGAAGGTTCTGATGGTGAATTTAAAATAGGTTATGGTGCAACCGATAACGGTGCATATAAATTACAAGTAAATTCTCAAATATTTGCAACAAATGCAACTATTGCAACATCTGATATAAGATTTAAAGAAAATATACAACCTTTAGATAAAGGATTAGAAATTATAAATAAATTAAAACCTGTTAAATTTAATTTTATAAGTACAACTGAAAACAATTTTAGTGAATTTGATGAAATAGGTTTTATTGCTCAAGATGTCGAAGGAGCATTGTCAACAGAATTATTTGCCAAAGCGGTTGTAAAAAAATTAGATGAGGATAAAGATGACAGCGCACTTGGACTAATGACTGAAAAATTAATACCTATATTAGTCAAAGCAATCCAAGAACAACAAGCCCTCATCAAAGCCCTTGAACAAAGATTATTAATTCTCGAAAATAAATAAACATGAAAAAAATACTTTTCTTTCTATTTTTTCCTTTTTTTTCCTTTGCGCAAGACGTTGTCAAAGACACTGTTTACATTCAAAAGCAGGGGAATATTTATTACATTATTCAGCAAACTACTTTGTCTGATTCAACTGTTACAGGCTCAAAGCAAATATTAGGCGATTCTGCAACTGCCATTCAAAGCCTTGTTACCGATGCTGAAAGGCAAAGTAACACGATTGCTATTCATGCAAAGCCTATTATCACAAAGAACAAAGCAGTGCAAAGAATTAATTACTACAATGATTTACACGTTCAAATTAGCGGTAAGCCTGTTTATTTTACAACCGCACAAAGAGACACAGCAAAGTTTTTGGGAGATTGGAAGTTAAATTGGAACGGTGAAATTATTGACGGCAAGATTGAGTTAAACAACAACAAGCGGCTTATCTTTAACCCAGACAATGGCAAAGTTTATTCTATTTCGACCAACCTACTTTTATCTACATTTACTAATCAAGTTTCCTTTGCTTTTAATGGCATTAAATACGATTTGTACAAATACGCTGAAGGTAAATTTGCAACGGTTGATGGTGATGTAAGGTTAATAAAAATGGAATAATGAAAGCAGTTATTTACAACATTTTTAAAATTGGATATGATGGAATTGCTTATTCCATTTGTTGCGGAGTGCTATTCTCGTTTTTTCTTCCAATTAAACATTTTTTAATTTTTACAATTTTTGTTGTTTTTGCGGATACAGTCACGGGAATCCTTGCGGCAAAGAAAAGGAAAGAGCCGATAACAAGCAAAGGGCTTTATCGTACTTCGCAAAAAATACTGACCTATTTTTGCGGTATAATGATTTTTCACGGGGCAAGTATTACTTTTGGACTGCCATCGCAAATTACATATTCTGTTAGCTTCATCATTGCAGCAACGGAATTGTTTAGTATTTCGGAAAATATAAAATCAATAACTGGCGTTAATTTAAAAACAACCATTCTTCGCTTTTTTAACAAGTAACCATTAAATAAATTTATATGTCAAACGAAGTTTTAGGAGTAAAAGAAACAAAAGAAGTTTTAAACTTTGGTTTCGATTTATTGGAGGCAATCATTAAATCTTTAGAAGACAAAAAGTTTTCCATTGTTACCGATTCACCTCGTTTTGTACCTGTTATTTTCTCAGCTGCAAAAGCATTTGCTGGCATTGAATTAGTTAAACAGGAGTTGATTGACCTTACACCTGAAGAACAGGATGAACTTGTATCCGAGTTAAAGCAAAGATTTGACTTAAAAAATGATGCTGTTGAATTACTTGTTGAGGATGTTTTAGACCATGTTTTTGCAACCATTAAACTTGCTAAAAGATTTCAATCTATTAAGCAGTAAAATATAGGCGCAGAAGAATCGCTACCTTAGGCAGCCGAGGGGAGTTGATTAATTTCTTCTCCCCTTAAAAAAAAAACTATGCTTAAGAAAATATTTCCCAATACACATGAATTTTTAGATTACCAAATTTATCAAAAAGATAGGTATTTTTTATTTATATCAGATGTGCATTTAGATAGCGTGCATTGTGATAGAGTAAAATTAAAACAGCATCTTGACCTTGCTTTAGAACGAAACGCAATAGTATTTATTTTTGGTGACTTGTTAGACCTAATGCAAGGCAAATATGATCTAAGAAGTAATAAAGCAGATTTAAATCCAAAATACAACACCGCAAGATACATTGATGAGGTAATAAAAGATGTAATTGATTTTTTAATACCATATAAATCTATTATGGCTTTTTATTCACCAGGTAACCATGAGACAAGCGTAGAAAAACGAATAGAGTACGGAATAGTTGACAAGATTTGCGAAAAGTTAGAAATGTCACAAGGTAATTACTCAGGCTATATTTATTGTAGATTTTTTGCTTATTTAGAAGAAAGTACAAAAGTACCTTTAATTATTGCATATCACCACGGATACGGAGGTGGAGGTCCTGTGACAAGGGACACAATTCAGACTGCAAGAAGAGCAGTTTATCTTCCAGACGCTAATATTTGTATTTCAGGTCATACTCATGATAGATGGATAGTTCCTATCACACGAAATCGTATAAGTCGATACGGTGAAAGCATAGACCAACAATGGCATATTAAAACAGGCACATACCAAAACGCACCAATAGATTTTAATGGTTATGCTATTGAAAAAGGTTTAGCTCCTAAAGCAGGTGCAGGTATATGGATGAAATACACTATTGGCTCTGACATTAAATTAAATTACAATTTTCAATTTGCAGAATGAAACCAAATGATTTTTTAATATGCCTTGACGCTGGCCATGGTGGCATCAAGGCAGGCACGGGCCCAGAGAAATATGTTACATATCCATCAAAGTGTTATCAGCACAGAGTAGGTAAATTTCATTCCTATGGATGGTTTTTTGAAGGTGTTTTTAATAGGTCATTAGCTAATTATTTAGAGCAATATCTTTTAGACTATGGCTTTCAGGTAAAAAAAATATACGAACAAATAAACGACACATCTTTAAACAAACGCTGCCAGCTTGCATCATCTTATTCCAGTGTAGCAAAGCATAGCATCCTTGTTTCCATCCATGGCAATGCAGCTGCAACAACAACTGCAAGAGGTTGGGAAATATTTACATCTCCTGGTGATACTAAGTCGGATCAACTTGCAACAGCGATAGGTGAGGAAGTTATAAAGGCTACGCCTGGATGGGTGCATAGGAGGGATTACATTGATGGAGATTTAGACAAGGAGGCAAGGTTTCAAATGCTTACCGGAATATCGATGCCTGCGGTTTTGACAGAGAATGGATTCTTTACAAATTAT